ATGCATCTGGTGCATCATCTGGTACTGTAAACTCGAGTATTCCCTTTTCAACAAAATCAGTATCGCTCACTACACCCTTTTTGTAAAGAGTGCTTATGTTTTCACCAAGATCGTTTACACTAGTTGGATCAGTATCCAAGAAAGTACGGGTGGTTGCTAGTGCAAATCCATGTCCAACTGCATCAATTTCAAAAGTATACTTTTGACCTCTATATAGTTTTAATTTTGGATTTCTAGTAAATCCATTTGGCGTCATAACATATGCAACGTTGTCATCTTCTGTAACCGTTTTAACAGCATATGTACTTTCAATTGCCCGTGCTTGTCCAAACACTGGTACAGACTGGGGGCCTGTTGGTAACCAATAGTACTCTCTAAAGTTTGTAAACTTGTCGAAATCTATGCTTGGATTCCAAACATAAAATTCTTGAGAATTCATTTTGCTATGGTTTGTTGCAGATGCTTGGAAGTTTTTAAGCTGTCCAATATAATCATTATAATCTTTATAAAAAGTTACGTTGTCGAGTAAATCAGTACCAACTAATGCTGGTTCAAACTGATAATCCTCTCTGTCTTTTGAAACATCTGCAAGATAATTCTCAACGGCTGCGCTATCATTTCTTTTAGCAGTCTTTCTGCCAACGTATGAATTAATTTTTTCAACAACACCAGGGGCCATCAATTGGTCAAGTGTACTGCCCAAGAATTTTCTGTTTACGTCAGTTCTAAAGAATTTCGGTAAAAGCGTTTCGCTCTTGCGAGCATTTGACCCAGGAATTGGTAGTGGTGATTCGTTTTGATTATCGTTAAAAGCCATTATATAACAGTTCCCCCAAGGTTAGTTCTAGGCTGTGTTGTTGTTGTTGTAACTATGGATCCATCGGACCGTAGTCTATCAGCAGTTAGCGCACTTATGACCTCTATGTCATCAACTGTTGCACCACTTACAAATATTTCGTCGCTTGCTGAACGTATTTCAAATAAGCTACCAAATGATTTTGATGCTTGCTTTGGAACTATAACTATGCTACTTAAATCAGGTCCAACTGATTTCATAACATAAGCTGACAGTTCACTAAAATAAAACGTTTCTCCAAAATCCCAATTGTCTAAAACAAAAAACTGATCAATTGCATTTATTACTCTAGACTTTATGTCGTTGTCGTTTACCACTCGTTCTGCATTTTTAACTATTTTAAATGTTGCTTGCAAGTTTGCATCACTTTTGCTTCCAAATAGTATTCTGTACTTAACTGGATGATATATAACTTCATCACTTACTGATTTTATAGCATTTATTTTTGAACCATATGTTCTATACAACTCATCAGTAGTCTGTGGAGTTGGTATTTCTGTTATCGTTCCTTGTAAATACAATCTGAATGCATTATCATAGTACCTAGTTAGCATGTAAATGTCTATCATGTTTGTGCTGCTTGGGTCTATTCTGTTGTTTTCGTCACTTGCATGAATGTATTGAAACTTCAATCCGTCTCTACCAGTTTTTGCAACATAATCAAATATTTGTACGAGTGAATTCGCTGTTTTATTTAATTTTTTAAATACATTATCTGAAATTATATAGAATATTTGACCGTCATCGTAAGATGACAATACAATAGTTCCCTGTGAAGTTGCAGTTAAAATTCCTTCTAATATTTGGTTTACATATGTATAATTTTCAATACCATCAGTTACTGATTTTTTAAAAAATACTAAACTACTTGGAGAAACAATGTCATCAAATATACTTGGATTATCTATAACCCCGTCATCATCGCTGTCAAAAAATGAAACTTGGATCTTCTTGTTATCAATTTGTCCACTTTCATTTCTAAACTCAGAAACAATATGCCAAACAAAATCAGTTGTAAACGAATCCGTCAGATCTGGTTGGGTATTAATACTTAATACCTTCAGTGAATCCTTTATTATTTGTCCAGACTTATTGTTAAATGTTCTAGTTTTGTTGTCATAGTAAAAACGTATTTGTTGTGCGCTTTCAAAAACATATCTCATATTTCTGTAAGTAACAGTATACTTTTCACCATTTGTAGTAAACAGTAATAGCCAACTTGCATCAAGTTTCTGATTAGTTGTGTCACCCTGTTTTCCTAAACTAAAATCATCCTTTGTATTCAAGTTTGTTTCTAATATTATTGACCATTGGCGATCATCAACATTGTATCTTAGCCCAAATGTTTTATATGAAAATATTTGATCCAACATTTTTAATTTTATAGCATCCGACAGCTTACTTGAAAACTTTGGTTTTATTTCTGAAAGTTCAGCATTAGAAGGTATAACATCATTGAATGTTATAGGACCAAGGCCGGTTGTGGTATTAATTGTTCCATCACCACTTACTGTAACTACTTCAGTCCAAATATATTTTTTATCACCGAGTTTTGATGGAGTACCAGAAACTATTTGATTCTTTGCGTTAAAATAACTGTTAGTTGGGGCAACAAATTTAACAAGTGCACCAGATTCTAAATATTTCAATGATCCAGAAGTATATGTACCGACTTGATATTTTATGCTGTTTATATCTGTAAGATATCCGGTTGACCTATTAGTACTTGTAGTTACATCATTCCATAGTATTTTAAACGTATCAAAGTTTTTAATATATGGTAACTTGTTTAAATAAAAGTCACGTATTTTTGTTTCTGATAATAAGGACGTTATTGTATTTTGAATAATCGAATTAATGTCATTTTTTGTTAAAAATGAAAATTCTAATTGATTTTCAAGATCTTCTTTGTACAATATCCCATCGTCAGAAAATTGATTTGTTTTACTATATTTCCCAGTTGCATCTACTATATCGTAATATCTACTTATACCGCTACTGGTACGATTTATTGCTTTCACTTTAACAATATCTTGACTAATACCAAGTGGTCCCACGTTATAATCTTCGCCAGTTATCAATCTATTTTGTGTATAATAAGTTGACGGAGCTCTTGCTTTAATCTCATCGTTTGTTTCGCTTATGCTTGATGATGAGACTGATGCTTTTAGGTCAAGGTATATTGATAAAGTTTCAGTTCTTCCAAGTTTACTAACATATGGAATTCTAACAGTAACATTTCTTATTTCATTTGGAGAAATAGCATAACTTCTGTTATTGCTTGTTCTGTAATAAAGTCTAAAATTACCCTGTGGTAGATCACCAAACGTACCGTCAGCAAACATTAAACTTACTTGATCGTTTTCTCTAGTTAGAACGTTGTATATATTTCTAATTTTTTTGTTTATGCTATTGTATATTACGCTGTTGCCTTCAACTGCGCTCACTTGTGTCCAGAGGGTATCCTCTTGTAATTGTGAAGTAAGTGAATACAGCCAAACGTCAGTATCATTTATATTTGTAGTGTTTATGTCTACTTGTTGATTTGGTACTGGAAAATTAATAGAAAAATCTGCACGTTGCATCGCACCTTGTTTAAAGTGTGCAAAAAATCCAGTATTAGAACTACTGGGCCCTTGGCCGTTGTCTCTATAGACAAATGCCATTCTATTTCCAGCAACTGGTGGTTCCTCATACATCTCACCGTTTGAAATTCCAGTACTTACAACTTCAAAATTGGTGGAAAGGTTGTTTACTGTTTTTGTAAAACTATACACTGGAACACCTGAAGGAACAGCATTGAATCTATATTGCTCGGTTGGAATACCTGCAACACTTTCACGAATTATTGGTTTTCCAAAGGTATTTAAAACAGGAAGGGCAGCATTTATTACTTTTACAAACTGTTCGTACCAGTTTGGGTTTGATGTATCATTCCATTGTACAGTTCTTCCAGAAATGTTAACACCATTGCTGTCAGTTAACGCTTCTGTAGTTGACACACTTTCAAATTTTAATAGCCCAGCTGCTGGTACGTTGCGCTTTGGATTGTAAGATATGAGCCTCGCTAATCTAAGAACGCTTTCACGTCTTTCAGCAAGTTCAAGGAAGTTTTCTCTTGCGTTTAGGTCAACTCTAAAACTAATGTTTTGTCCAAGGAACGCAATCAAATCAATAAGTGCAAGATATTCACTACTTTCAATATAGTCATTGAAATCTTCAGGGTAATTTTCCCTGATGTAGGATATCATTGTTCGTCTTAAACTGTCAAAGTCATAACTTTTAAATTCTGCGTTTTTAAAACTTTGATAAATCTTTTTCCAATCTTCTGATAGTAAGAGATTGTTTTGTCTATCTGTTGATGACATGTGTTGCGCTTCCTCAATTTTGTATTAGTATTTATACAAATTGAAATATGCGCAGTTAAATAAACCCATTATCTCTATCAAATGTAAATTGCAGGGTTTCACTTATACTGTAAGGCAAATACGTTAGGTCACATTCAATTTGTATGCCGTTTTCAAATGTATCAACAGTTATACGATTAACACTTATTCTGGGATCATAGTTTACAATATCTGTTACATTTTTAACGATTGCTTCTTTTAGGCTATCAGTTAATGGGTCATATAATACGTCCCATATTATAGTTCCAAAATTTGGATTTTCTAGTTTTTCACCATATCTTATATGAAAATGATTTACTAAATCTTGTTTTATGAGTGCCAAATCATACAACTTAAACATAGAAGATTCATTGCTTATTGTACTCATACCCCTATATGACTTTGAAGTCATCACTGGTTGAGATGTGCGATTAGCCGTAATCGTTGGATTTTTATATAATTTTTTTTC